CGCCGCTGATCGTGGGCACCACCTCGATCTCGTTGCCGACGATGGTGTAGCGGCGCGGGCGGCTGCCGTCGTAGCTGGGGTCCGCCCGGATGTCGTCGGCCTGCTCCAGTGTGGCGACCTCCAGCTTGTAGGGGCGCCCACCGACGTTCAGTTCCAGATTCTTCGCCTCCTCCCAATCGCCCGGCAGCGTGAGCGTGCCGTCGTTGAGCGTCGCGGTCGCGCGCTTGACCATCTGGCGCACGCGAAGTTCTCGGTTGAAGCGCGCCTCAGCCAAGGTGATGAAGCTGGGGGCCTGGGCGGCGACCTCGGGCGAGCCCACCCGGTTGAGCCAGTCAACGATGCTGTCTTGCAGGCTACTGTAGGTGTCCATCAGAGCTTGCCCTTCCACACACGGAAGCATTCATTCTGCGGGTCATTCAGCCACCGCTTGAGCGCCTGGGGGTCGTTGAAGGAGCCGTCGCGCATCATCTGCTCCGCGACGGCCATTGGGATGAACCCGGCCAGCTTCATGTCGCTGGACTGGACGTGAGTCTCGCGGGCTTCCTTGACTTGTTCCAGCAGCGGATCAAGGTCTTGCTGCGTCACCTCGACCATACGGGCGGGGTCGCTCGCATCGGTGTGCAGGGTTTTGAGGATGCCACCACGGTGGTCGAGCAGGCTTACGGTCATGTGTCCCTCACAAACAAAACGGGGGCCCAGTCGCCCAGGCCCCCGATTCTACGCAGACACGGTTTACAGGCCGTACTCAGCGTTGGTGTCGAACAGGTCGAACAGCGCGCCGTGCGCTTTCTCGTTGTCGACTTGCACGCCCCACTCGGCCACGATCATGCGGGTTTCCGCATCGCCGATCACACCCAGGGGCTTCTGGAAGAACGGGCGGTAGAAAGCCATGCGCGCGAACTCCGGGTCCAGCAGGATCACACGCTCTTGGGGGAGCCAGCGGTCCAGCATGACCTTCAGGTCGCCGAAGTCTGACGCGTAGACGCTGATGCCCTGGCTGGCCTTGTTCGCGTCGATGTTGTGACGCGAGTTGGCGCGGCCCGTGAAGCCGTCGATCTGCAGCTTGTTGACCGACCCGGTAATCATCGTGGTCGGCTTGGCGCCATTGTCGTAGCAAGTCTGCATCTGGGTGCGGACCAGGGCTTCAGTAATGGCGCGCTGCGTGCCGGGGGTGACAGCGGCGGTCTCGCTCACGGGGCCTGCGCCGGTAGCGCCTCGGCTGACGTTGGTCGACAGCCAGTGCGCAAAGGCGCGGGTGCGGCGGATGCCGTCGTCGGTGCCGTCGTCCAGAGGCTGGTCGGACAGAGCGATGGACTCGATGTCGTTCTTCAGCACCTTGGACTTCAGCGCCATCTGGTGAGCCATCTCGCTCGACTTGCCTGCGGCCTTGGCCTTCTCCTGGGAGCCGGTCACAGTAGCGTCGCGCTTGCTGATCTGGCACACGTTAGAGCGGCGGACGGTCGGCTGGCCCGTGGTACGAGACAACTCAAAACCTTCCTCCAGGGCGTTGGACGCATCGGCGGTCGGCAGCACTTCGGTCTGCCAGTCGAAGCGGGTGTTGGTCACCGTGCGACGGCCAATGGCCGACATGAACGGGGTGTCGAACGGATCGATGTTGTAGATCGCGTCGGACAGGTCTTCCCGGTTCGCGGTAGCGTCGCGGGTCTCAAAGGCGTTTGTAACTTTTGCCATGATGAACTCTCAAAGAAGGGTCGCAAAATAGTTCGCCGCGTCCGACAGGTTGCCGGTCTTGGCGAGGCGCTGCTTTGCGCGCACCGACGTTCCCAGTTTCTTGGCGCTCGGCGGGGATTGTGTTGGGCCTGCCTTCAGAGCCGGAGCCTTGGGCTTCTTCGAGGGCGTGATGTTGGCCTTCATCTGCTGAAGTTGGTCATACATCATCGCCTTCCGAAGCAGGACCACCGCGCGGGGGTCCGCCACTTGGCTCAACTCCTCTTCGGAGTACCCGTACTTTTTCCCCATCTCCTTCATCGCTGCGCGCTCGCTCTGAGCCACCTTCGCGTCCGCCCATTCGGGTATCTGCTGGGTGAGCCACACACGAGCCTGCTGCAACTCTTGCTGCCGCGTTTGGGCCTCATCGGCTTCGCGCTGCTGCTGAAGGAACCGCTGCTGTTGCTGCACATGCTGCATCGCCGCCTGCCGCCTCTGATGATCCGCCCACTGCGCCGCGAACTCGATAGGGTCCGTGGCCCGTAGCTGATCCCAGTTGGGCTCTGCCGGTGCGAACTGCTGCATGACCTGCCCCAGTTGCGCTAGCTGCTGTTCCAGTGCGGTACGCACTTCACGGGTCTGCTGAAACTCGGCCTCCACGGCCTTGCGGCCTGCGGCTAGTTCCTGCGTCTTCCGTGTGTAATCCGCCATACGCTGATAGCCGTTACGAAGCTCGGATTCTGTGACCTCCACCTCCTGGCCGTCGATCTTGACGGTGTAGGTAGCTTCACGCTCCTCGTCCTCGTCGTCCTCATCGTCGTCGGACTCGCCCTCCTCGGAATCATCCTCGTCAGAATCATCCTCGTCAGACTCGGGCTCCTGAGACTCATCATCCTCCTCAGCGGGGGGTGGTTCGCCTTCGCCCTGCGGCGCCTTTTGCTCGTCCTCTGTTTCCTCGGGGGAGAGGAGTCGATCAAAGGCCACAGCAGCTTCCTCGAAGCTGCCTCCAGTCGGTTGCCCGTTGCTGTTCATGCTCATAGTCTATACCAATCGTGGTTGGGGCTCAGTTAGCCCGGGACTTGCCCATCTTGTCGATCTGGGCCCGCTCTATCCGCCCGTGGGTGACCACGATGCGGAGGTGGGCCTGCACATCCTCCAACACGCGGGCCGCGTGGTAGATACCGTCGCGCTCGTTGACGCGATCAGGCGGGGTCGCTGTCCACGCCTCGAAGTAGTTGAGCCGCAGGTTGGCGAAGGCCTCTTGCAGCAGGGGGTGCTCGAGCAGCTTCTTCGCCTCCTCGGAGCGGGAGATTTTCTGCTCCTTGGTCAGTTGGTTTTGCGGGGTCATAGGGGTGCCGCTCCGTTAAGGGTTGGTGGCTGGGGTTGAGGCGCTGCGGGCTGCGCGGCCTGCATCGCCAGGGAGTCTCGGTTCATGTTGATCTCGGCGTCGATCTGGGCGTTAGTGTTCGCCATGTCAGTGCCGAACTTGCCGGTTAGCTCGGCCAGCTTCAGGTACTTGGCTTGGGCCAACTCGTCGCGCCGGAAGTCGTCGTCCATCTGCTGCTGGCGCTCGGCCAGACGGGCCTTGTGGATTGCCTCCTGGCCCTTGCGCTTCTGATCCTCCTCCAGGGCCTTGATCTGCGCCTGGGCGAGCAACACCTCCGGTGCGGGCTGCTGCTGCGGCTGCGGGGGCTTGTACCCGGGGGGTAGCTCGTTGAAGAACAGGTCCGGGGTCTTGTGACCCATTAACTGAACCATCAAGCGCAAGGTGTAGGCGTACTGCGCGGGGCTCACCAGAGGGTTTTCGGCGCCCAGGGTCTGCAGAATCTGCTCCTGCTTCGCGGCGATGCCCATGAGCCCTTGGAGCCGCTCCTCCGTGGTCGACAAAGCCAGCGCCACGTCGACCTTGCAGTCCATGTCAGCGTTCCAGGCGCGAGGGTCGACCTCGACCCACTTGCCGCGCAGCCGCATCGCCAAAGCGCGGTCTTGGTTCTGGACAAACAGACGCAGCAGGCCCTTGAAGATGGGCCGCAAGAAATTGGCCGCGAACAGGCGCGCCAGAAGCTCCTTCTGGGCCTTGGAGCCGCTGATAGTGGCCGCGACCGCGATTTTGGTGCTCGACTGCATGGCCTCCGCCGCGAGACCATCCGCAGACCGGAAGGAGCCCACTCGGTCCTCGCGCATGTTGTCGATCACTTCGAGCAGCGGCAGCGCCTGCTGGCCCAGGAAGGGGGTCGCCAGGGGGCGCACCATGCCGGGGGCGCGCACACGCACCATCTGCCCGATCTGGTTCGACATCGCGTCGTCGATGTTGACCTGCCCCTCGACCACTTCGGTGCGCGGCGTGAGGGACTCCGCGAGGCTGTCGAGCACGCCGCGCCAGACACCGGTCTTGGCGCGCTGCACGTCTTCCAGCTTCTCGGCCCAGGACTCGCCCACGACGGTGTGCGGCTCCGGGTCCGGGGTAAAGATGGCGAGGTCGACGGTGTCTACGGGCTCCCAGTGCAGGATATGAGAGCCCTGCCCGATGCAG